CGCATTTTGGGCAAACGTGGCCGTACATCGACATAATTATTGCTTTTTTTGAAATTTAGATTGTAAAACTGAAATTAGGTATTTAATAGGTTTTTTACCTGATAGCCAAAAATAAACACCAAAGAGGGAGGCTGAGACAAGGTAAAAAATACCAGTTGTAAGCCAATAGGATTTTGTCAAATCCAAGGTCATCTTGAATAAGACGTCGAAACCCAATGGGTTGAAGAATGTTGCGAGCATGAGAATTGGAACTGCTAAGTTCTTCCTTCTCCTTTCGTTTAGAACCCTCATCACTTTCCATAGTCATCGTCATTTTACTCTCCTTTACCTAATCTCTTAAATTCTTCTTTTAAGTGATCTAACTCTTCCATGTCCGTTTTCATGATGTGGTTAGTTACCCAGGTATAGAGATATTCGCTAATTTCCTTAGCTAAAATTTTATCTTTTGTATTTATATATTTTTCTTTAAATTTCTGAACTTGATCCCTAAAATGTAAATGCTCTGCTTCATGTGCTTTGCTAAAAACATTATATTTTTTAAGTATACTTTCTTCAGCAATTATATGATAAGATCCGTATCTTTCAATTTCATCAATGATATATTTTATAATCATTGAAGATTTTCCTTGATCGATAGAATCATCTAAAACCTTAAAAATATTAAAGAGATTTCTATGCTGAATATCAATCTCGATAATACCAGTTTCTAGAGATTCATCCCACAAAAGTTTTGTCATTTTAACGGATTTTTACTATTTATCCGTTTTTTATCTTTCAGAAAGCCATTTAAAATCAGGAAGAGTTATTTCACCCTTTTCCTCTTTTCCTTTTAAGAAAAGATAATATGCTTTTGCTTCAACTACATCATTTACCCAAGCAAGATTACATATTTCTTCAGGAGTATTACAAGCCCCCATATATCCAATACCAAGACAATAAAGTGTTCTTTTTATCCCATAATATCCATCTCTAAATTCTTTTCGAGTCTGCCTCCAATCTCTTCCCCATTCAAGATCCTTTCTCATTTCTTCAACAAAGGGGGCAAGCATTTTTATGATAACATCTTCTTGCCTTTTGGTATTTTCCTCGCAATCCTTTACTCGAGCTTTAATTTTTATAGGATTTGCTATTTGTCCTCTTTCATAACCCTTATGCTCATGAGGTTTAAAATCCGTTGTCATTTTATCAAACCATGGATAATAATGACGAATCATCCACATAACTTGATCTTCATCATTTACTTCTGCAACAGCATAGTCCCAATATTTCTTTTTCTCTTCTGGAGTATCTCCTTTTACCATCACTCCTTTACCATCCATCCAATCCCAGAGATCTTCTACAGAACACCAACATGAATTAAAAGAAAACTGATCATTAGGATTTATCCAAACTTTAGCATTAGGATCTCTTTTATCCAGTCCATGATTTGATCCATCAAAAAGATCATTCATAGGTTTACAAACAGGATGCTCAGCAAGATAATCAAATACGGTTTTGCCAATGTTCATGGTTTTCTTTGGATCCCTGCCTCTTTCAAAGTTCATAACATAGATATTTGTCGCTAATATACAAAAAAAGATCCAAAGTAAAAAATATTTTTGGATCTTTTTGTCGACTGGGAGGGTCTCGAACCTTATAAGTATTTTGCTAAATCTAAAATTTTTTGATCTTTTTCACTTAGTTTCATATTGAATCAATTTTTATCATATTAAATTAATATGGGAATATCCTAAAAGGGTTTTGATTATCTAAATAATTTTTTCTATCTCTGTTTTTATATTCTGCTCGGGATATTTTATTCGAAAAACTTTCCATCCTCTTGAAATTAAGTAAAGATCCTTATTAAAATCGCTTTGCTTTCTTTTCTCATGTTGCTGACCATCAATTTCTATAGCAATTCTTCTTTCTGGGAGAGCCAAATCGATAAAATATTTCCCTTCTTTTACTTCTCTAATAAAATTAATATTTTTTGATTCAAGAAAATTGATAGCAACGGATTCGGGATAAGAGGGATTTATTTTTTCTCTAGATTGCCACCCAAAAGATGGATCTTTATCGAGATGTCTCTTATTTGCAAGATTTGTAGACATTTTGCTCATATCTTTTTTGTACTGAGGGTCTTTCCACTTATACTTTAGGGAGCAACTATTGGAACAAAATTGCTGATTTTTCTTTTTTGATTTGAAAGATCCTTGACAATTTTTGCAAATTTGTAGAGGGGGATCTTTTTTTAATTTTTTACTAACGGCCTGATTAATTTCTTTTCTTTTGGCTTTAGTGCTAAATCCTTTAGAGCATTTTTCCGAACAAAATCGCCCAGTCTTATAAGATTCGTCATGTTCTTTCCCGCAATTTTCACAGAATTTCATATACATTTTATGTATATATTCCAAAAAAGTTTTCGAACCTTTATCTTCTTAGGTATGGTCGGCGAAGGGGGAATCGAACCCGCATGCAACCAATTAACCTTTCGACCGGGTATCAGCCGGAGGGTATATTCGCCGTTAGTAGTGACGGTGGGATTCGAACCCACGTTGTGCAAAAGCACCCACGGTATCAGCGTGGTGACTAAACCATTCATCCACGTCACTGTTTGTCCCGATAGAGGGACTCGAACCCCCAACCTTGTGGATATAAGCCACCTGCGCCAACCATTGCGCCATATCGGGAAAATTGCGGAGGGTGCGGGATTCGAACCCACGGGCCACGAACGCGACCACAGCTTTCCAGGCTGCCCCAATAGACCTCTCTGGCAACCCTCCTTATATTTTTTCGAGAATTTTTTCTTCCATATTTTGTTTATCGTCCCAGGAAATTCGTATAATTTTCCATCCCTGTTCTATCAGAAATTTATCTTTTTCTAAATCCTTCTCTTTTCTTTCTTTATAATTATGCTGTTTACCGTCTATTTCTAAAGCTACTTTATTCGGTAAAGCAAAATCTATAAAATATTTTCCTATCTTAAATTCTTGCTCAAATGATAATCCATTTTTTTCTAAAATGTCTTTCGTGATTTTTTCAGGTCTAGACATTTTATTTCTGGATTGCCAGCCAATGGTTGTATCTCCGTTTTTATACCTCCTTTTAGCACTATCCGAAAAAAGTTTAGAAAGCTGTTTTTTCCCAATTTCTGAAGATGCTCTTAATTGAGCTGAGCATTTTTTACTGCAAGTTTTTTGATTTATTTTCTTTTTCTTAACAAAAAACTCTTTTCCACACTTTTCACATTTTTTAGGAATTAAAGGATATTTTTCTTTAATAATTCTCTTTAGTATTTCTGAAATCAAAGAACGTTTATTTTTTGTACTAAATCCTTTAGCACATTTATCTGAACAAAATCTGCCGGAACCATAAGTTCCATCATGTTCTTTTTCACAATATTCGCATTTCATATCTATTATACTAAATAGACTTTGAAAGTTTCGAATAGAGGACTTTGTCCTTAAGAGCTTCTACGCAGCCTCGAACTGCGGACTCCGGTATACCACACCGGTATTTTACCGACTGAACTATAGAAGCAATTTTGAGGCTTCAATCGGGATTGAACCGACTTCTCCGGGTTACGAATCCGGTATTTTATTCCTTCGAAACTATAAAGCCAAAATTGGGTGAACGACGAGACTCGAACTCGCAAGGGCCTTTTTTAAGGTTCTGGGGCCACAACCCAGTCGGATACCATTACCGGTTACGTTCACCATTTGGGGTGATATGTGGGATTCGAACCCTTCTCTTCAAGTTCCACAGACTTGCGTGCTAACCGTTAACACTAATATCACCATTTTATGTGATAACTCAAAATATCATTATTTTGAGTGATACATTGCGGAGGGTGAGGGATTCGAACCCCCGGGGCATTTACACGCCCTTCAGTTTTCAAGACTGACCTGATAGACCACTCTAGCAACCCTCCAAGGTGCGGAGAGCAGAGTATTCGAAACTCAAGCATTGTTAACGCTCCCTTCGCTTAGCAGGCGAGGACACCACCTCGGTGCGTTACTCTCCAATATGCGGCCGATTTCCCCAAGGATTTCGAGTTTAACCACTCCTTTATAGCAGTTTGCGAGACTGCGGGTACCGCTTTGCGGAGGCGAAGAGATTCGAACTCTTATGGCATTAAAACGCCACTCTCGGTTTTCGAGACCGGGCCATTGCTCTATTGATGGTACACCTCCAAAAATATGTCAAAGAAAAAGGGAAGGCTTTTTAAGGACCTTCCCTGAGAATAAAATTGAAATTAAAATTAAGAGATTCAATTTTGAGTCACAAGAAGGCCCGCCTGATCCGAGGATGAGGTACTAATACTAATCGTATGTATAGAATGCCTTCTCATTTTTTGGTTTTTTATATATATCATCTTATATGCAAGAAAAATACTAAGGTTTTGCAATTATTTGTTATTTGTTATTTATTAATTCTTCCCTAACTTCTTCCAGAGAAGACATATCATTTTCAGCCATCTCCTTGAAAAAGTTTCTTCCAGCTATCAAAGAATTTAATCTCCTCTGAAGACCCTTTGTTCTAAAGAAAGAAAATAAAGAAATGCCAACACATGCGAATCCAAACCACTGCGGAGCTCCGTAAAATATTCCAACGAAAGCCGGAACAAAAGCTAGATAAGTCATGAATCTCATTAAAACCATCCATGAAAAACTGACATGGATTTTTTCAACATACATCTGGTCATTTAACCGGATAAATTTCAAGGGACTTTCTATTAGGGCTTCATTAAAAAAGTTATTCATTTCCTGACGATTTGAAAAACGGAAATCAGTTCTCTTAAACTTAAGTCCTTCGAATTCCATTGTTGCCATCTCTTTTAATTTTAATTTCATTGTAAATGTACAAATAATTTCCTTAATACGAAAATATTTATCAGATAAAATCGTTAAAATTAATAATTTTTTTCAATATAATCCATTAATTTCTTGATATTTTCGTCTGCTTTAGGACCCATTATACCAAGACAGGACTTAAGAAATGCCAGCCTTCCTTTTTTATAACTTGATAATGAAAGATGATTGAATTCCAATCTTATTTTCTTTTCAGTCTCAAAGAATTTTTCATACGATCCAACAAATCCAGCATTGTCCGCATCCCAAAAAATTTTTAAAAGAGGATCAGCAGGTTTTTTCCTATATTTTGTGCATTCAATCATTTCCCCAATCTTCTTAGCCATAAATGGATCTTCTCCTTTAAATGTCTGCATAAACATTTGTAGAGATTTATCCTCATTATCTCTAAATCCAGGGATATAAACCGCATCATGGAAGAATGCAGCTAAAACAAGGGCCTCTCGATGAATGGGTAAAACAAAATTCCTTTTCTTTTCAATATCATATAAAATTTGTTGAAGATGGTCTATATTATGATACTTCCTCCTCGGTTCGTTCCATGCCTCTTCAAGTAAACGAATAGTAAAATTGGATAAGTATTTTTCCAAAATCCCCCTATATTGAATAAAAGGGCTCATTCTATTTTCCATTGGTGCTTTCTGCTATGCTTCCAAGTTTTATACATCCTTATTTGATGGCCCCAAATCAATCTTGATTTTCTCCATCCCCTGCGTCCAGGCTTACGCTTCATATAGGATCCATATTCCTCTGGATATGGATCCTGATCAACTGTCGTTAATATTTTATATTCTCGACGATTAGTAGTTCTCTCAATTACTTGAGAGGTCTTAAAAAAATGTTTTCTTTTCATAATGGTTATTTAAGTTAGAACATGCTAACTTAAAGACCATCAAGTAATAATTTTTTCCCTTTCATATTAAAAAACTACTTTAATTCCTAATACAAGAGCCATAGCGATAAATGCTAAGATTTCAACCCACCAAGTTCTATTTTTGAATATTGTCTTTCCTTTTATCTTTATAAATCTGGTTAAAACCATTGGCAAAGCAATTGCTGCAAATCCAACTGTTATTGGCCATAAATCAAAATCTAGAATAGTAGATAATTGGCTAAATAAAATACCAGATAATGCACCAGCTATATGAACTGTTTCTGTCATTTTTTCTCTATAAGCAGCTGCTGCTCCAACGAAAGCAATCCCGGCCCCGGCAAAAAACATTAAAGGAGTAGAAGCTACTATCATTGCAGGAATTGCATATCCCCAACACCATAATGTAAATATAAATTTAAGATTATTTGGTAACATATAATAGCTATGGGATATTGATTGCAATACTCCATATTTAGCCCAAATAGCTCCGACATAAGTAAAAAATACTAGGAGCATCAAAATATAAAATGTCAAAACGTATGTCATAATGTTTAGTTATTTTTTATTCTTCATCTTCGAGTTCATAATCCTCTTCCTCAAATTCATCATATTCTTCTTCATCTTCGGACCCGGGCTGGGTATCAACAATTATATCCCCAACAAAATTACCATTTCCATCTGCTTCAACACCCCCAGTAAATCCATTAATTCGAGGATAAAAATCATTATTAACATCAAATTCGGGATTAAGCTTTTGAACATCAGCAACTGTAATAATAGCTACCATTCCTGCATCCACCCCGGTACTTCCTCTGTGAACACTTTTTCCAGAATGGTTAATGACATCATATTCCCCATCCCCATAAGCTGTGCTGGTATAAAGAATTTTAATGGTTGAATCAATATAGATTGTTCCGGCATCCGCTGTTTCAGATCCTTGGTTTCCATTAGGATACCAAAATTTATTAATAATTTCTTGCCATATATCATCTGGGATAAAATAGCATGGATCCGTGACAATAATGTCTCCCGAAAAACCTTGATAAGTTTCAGTTGTTACTTCAATCTTTCTCATAATAATTATTTATTTTTATTTGCCAAAGAAATCGTCCTGGCATTTCTGGCAGAGCCCTGAGATTTTAGACTCCCTTCTGGAAAGCTCATCGCGAAAATCCTCATCATTTACAGGCATGCTACAGAAAGGGCAAAGACGAAATTCTGCCCGGGAAACTTCTTTTTCAAACCCTAATTGTCTTAAGAGATCTTTTTTCTGAGGATTGTCATAAATTGGCTCTGACATGCTGGCGATGTTTATTTATATATTCGAAAAAAGTGGCGCCCCCAGAAGGATTCGAACCCTCAACCCTCTGATCCGAAGTCAGATGCTCTGTCCAATTGAGCTATGGAGGCATACCCCTGCCTTACTTAAGGGCTCTTGAGCCTGGGGATCGGGCTACTTTCTAATCGCATTTCTGTGTGGTGAAATGTCACAAAGCCCTCGATTAATACGTAATCGAACGGAAAGTTTTGATATGGTCCAAACCTACAACAAACCTCTGCGATTACAAAGTGCAGTGCCGGTTATTCATCCTGATAACTCAGATCCCTGATAACGGAGGGAAACCCGAAGTGAGCGGGAGACGGGGCTCGAACCCGCAACCCTCAGCGTGGAAGGCTGATGCTCTACCAATTGAGCTACTCCCGCTTTTTAATTCTTATATACTTTAACCATGAATAAGTTTTTCGTGTTTTAAGATATTCTTGATTATCATCATTATCATAAGCCTCTCTTTCAAAGGATAAACATCGATACGCTTCAGATCCATTTACAAATATACGAATAATCCACTCAATTAAATACCAAAGATAGAAAAAAATTATTAACATTTCTAACTGCTGACACCAATGTATTTTTTCGTGGTTTACAGTTCTTAAATTAGATATATATTTTTCCTTAATATAAATTCCAAACGGAGCTAAAGTAATTCCAGCTATTCCCCCTCCAGTAATAAAATTGAGAAACCCTTTTAATCTGCGAATTTTTGGCTTACACATAACGTTTTTATCTATTTATACAAATAGATAAAAATTGAGCGGAAAACGAGATTCGAACTCGCGGCCCTCAGCTTGGGAAGCTGATGCTCTACCAACTGAGCTACTTCCGCCTATGTATATCAATTTACTTTGAACACCGGAAGGGAGTCGAACCCTCATGAATCCAATTACACTTCTCCTCGTTCGTAGCGAGGCGTGATACCGGTGCATTTATCTAAATAAAAAACTTTCATATTCCTATTCATCCATTGAGGAACTTTCTGCGGGGACCCTCAGCACAAAAATTAGATCCATCAAATTTTCTAAATCCATAGACATGCTGTCCGATGTAATCCTCGACATTTTTTTCTATAGAATGATAATGCTTCATTTATAATTTATAACTGCTAATGGTTTTCCTTTATCTTTTGCTAAATTTATGGAATGCTGAGTTCCTTTTGATTGACCATCCCAGAATGCAATAACTGCGTCAGCTGATTCAATTATCTGAATATTTCTTTTATATCCGGCAGATTTGCCAAACTGCTCCCAATCCGGGAGAAAAACAAGAAGCTCGATCCTATTTTCTCTCGCCCATCTTTCGGCTAAAGAATCCGCTCCGTAAGCTCCCCCAGATATAATAACAGATATTGGTCTCCTGCTATGAATAGTATCCAGTTTTAGTTTCAATAAATCATAATCATCGAAACCCCTTGAACCAACTACTGCTAATTTCATTTGTTTTCTCTATTACGTCCAATATGATAACCATCACAATAAATGCACTTATAAACACTGAAATGAACCTTTCGTTTTTTCTCCATTGCTTCAGCAGATTTTAGAGCAGTTTCTTTAGTGTTATACATCACCTTTGGATCCCCGCTATCCTGCCTGAAATGCGAATTCTTATGAAATAAACCCCATGCATTACCAGTAATGAAGAAATTTCTAAAAGCCCTTTTGAAAGGACCCTGATCCATTATTCCTAATATGAGGTTTTTAAGTTTCATTTTATTTGTATAAAGGATCCGTCTTCCATTCCCTTTCTAATCCATCTCATCAAAGTAATTGCCTTGAATTTTGGCCAAAGATAAGTTACATTCCACTCTTCATCCATTGAATTTATTTCCAGCTGATATGTCGAATCCTCCACATCTATTGTATAATATACTTTCCCTGCACATACATACGACAATATAGCTTCTGTATTTGAAACTATTTTTTTAAGTGAATGTTTTATTTTCATCTTTCTAATCTCCAAATTAATATTCTTAACCAATCTACCTTTCTTAGAGTAATTAAATTATCAAGTTTTATATACCTTTGATATTTTTTAATTTGTTTCTCTGTAAAAGGCCTTTTCCTTTGTACATAAAATTCCTTAAATAGCTTCCGGTGAAAATAATTATAATGAATAAATCTCCACCAAGCTGTTTTTCTGTATAGAAATTTTATTTTCATTGTATTTTGTTTTGTAGCCGGAACGGGAATCGAACCCATATCTAAGGTTTAGGAAACCCCAATTCTATCCATTGAACTATCTGGCCAATTAAAGTGGCCAATCTGGCCACTTACCAAGAGCTTATTTCATATTCATGATGCTGGCCACATTCTGGACAGGTATAATCGAATCCAATATGTCCATGAGACCCGCAAAGATCGCAAGGAGAATCGGAATGAGAAAAATTATACTTGCCAATTTCAATCATAGCCTCTTTACCTGTAACAGGGCAGATAACTTTTGCGTAAATGCCTTCTACTTTGTGTTCTACTTTTGCAACTTTTTTTGCCATGATATTTTGTTTTATGCTACTTTATTATTTTTCCAGCTTTTTAATTGGAACCAATTCGGATCTGACGGACGTTCTTTTTTCTTTTTTCTTTTTCCCAGAAAATTCCAGCCAGGTTATTCCTTTTATAAAGAGATCATAAGGAATGGATTTTTTCTTACAATTACAATCATAACAGCTTACCAGATAATTAGAGGTATCCAATATATCAATCCCCTCGGATCTTGGAATTTTATGATCAACAGTAACGCAAGGATGTAAATTCTGAGTTTTCTTATTTCTTTCAGGCATTTTGTGAATATGTTTTCCACAATAATGACAAACCCAAAATTTATCCCCATTAACCTCTATCCTGTTTTTTCTTAACCAAAGGCGTCGAACTATAAAATAATATCTCCAATCTGTTTGATATTCTTCAGGATCATCTAAATGTTTATAATAATCTTTTAAAAGAATAGCTGAAGCATAAGAAGGAGTAGAGGGATCTGAGAAAATTTTATGAATTTCCCTGGTATTTCTGGATAACTGGAATTTTATAATATCCATTTTTCTCTCTTTTACAGAGTAAATGTACAAATAATTTCCCAAATAAAAAAATTTCCGGAGTTAAATTTTTGACATAGTAGCCCCACCGGGAATCGAACCCAGATCTAAGGTTTAGAAGACCTTCGTTACTATCCATTGAACTATGAGGCCATGGATTTTGTGGGAGATGGGGGAGTCGAACCCTCGACCTCTTGCTTGTAAGGCAAGCGCTACTGAACCAACTGAGCTAATCTCCCAATCACGAGGCCAGGTTTTATTTTCACCTGGAATCTTCTTCTTCAGCTGGGGCATCCGAAGACGACCGTCATAAACCGGAAAAATTAATTGCCCCAGCAACCAATTCTACCTTTTATGATCCACTCTCAATTGAGCGGAAGAGCAGAATCGAACTGCCGTCCCCAGCATGGCAAGCTGGTATATTAGCCGCTATACGACTTCCGCATTTATCTATTTGTGACCCCGGAGAGACTCGAACTCTCGACTCCAACATTAAAAGTGTTGTACTCTACCAACTGAGTTACGAGGTCTTGGTGGCGAGAGTAGGATTTTCACCTACAACTTTCAACTTATGAGGCTGACATTCGATGTATTTCTTAACATCACTACATTACTGAGAAATTCGAAAAGAAACTTTTTTTGAATTTTCTCGCCGGTGGTAGCGGGAGAGGGATTCGAACCCCCGGCCTAAAGGTTATGAGCCTTTCGAGCTTCCTCTGCTCCATCCCGCAATATATTATAAAACTTAAGTAGGTCTTAGTCTCTCCTAGCTGGCCCACAAAGCACGACTCGAACGTGAAAGTTAGCGACCGGATCCAGCTCCTTGTTACTTAAGTTTTTGTACCGTCTGTGAGATTCGAACTCACGAAGCTATAAAAGCAGAGGCTTATGAAACCTCCCCGATTGGCCTCTCTGGCAAGACGGTATTAGTAGCGGAAATGGGAGTCGAACCCAATATCAATAGGTTATGAGCCTATTATGATTCGGTAAACCCGGACAGAAGCATCTATATCTTCCACCCATTGTTACCGCTCCGTTTCACTCTTCCGCGATTTGTTGCGATAGATGGACTCGAACCATCGACCTCTCCCTTTCGGCGAGAGCGCTCTTTTGCCTCTGAGCTATATCGCAAACACCATTTTTATGTTCGAACTTTATTATGGTGTTAGATTACACCTTCCAGTGTAATTTGTGGAAGCGAAGGAAATCGAATCCTCCTCACGTGGATTGCAAGTCGACGTCGCCAAGCCTTGGTACATGCGCCCCCATTTGAAGTTCGGCTTTTTACAGAGACCGGGATTTCGCCACAAACTGATAAATTAAATTGAGAAAATTAAC